AGGTAAAGGTGAGTAGACATCTTATGCACGCGCCGTATACAGGATTTCTAAGTGGTGCCCTCTGCGAAACGATCGCCCAGCACCCGTCCGTGGCCCGCTCCGGCGAGATCATCGACTGCCTAGAATGCCTGTCGAAGCTCCAGAAGCAATCACAGTGGGCCAACACGCTGGTTAAGGCTGGATACCTGTTCTCCGCCAGACAGCGCAAGGTCAGGGCCCCGAAATCCGACCCTCGGCAGGTATCCATTGGGGAGGACGACGATGCCTAAGGGCGACGACCCGGGCCTGGGCGAGTTCGTAGTAACAGCCCTGAACATGGATGCTGTCATCACCTACGACGGCAAGGTGCCGGACGGGACGGCAGGGGAGCTGCCGAAGTTCAAGGGGAACGAGGGAGTCGACTGCGGGCTCACCAAGGAGTGTGGGGACTTCGAGGTTGGATGCTGCGGTGGGTTGATCTCAGAGTCGATGACGTGCCCAGCTGTGGTCGAGCGCGACATCCTAGGGTTAGCTGCCCTCTACAAGGCCCAATACGCCGACACGGAAGCCCTGCGCCGCCGCTTCGAGGAGGCCGACTCCAAGTTCTCCGCCGCGATCTTGGCTACCATGTGCGAGTGCCCCGCTGTGCGGCCCGCGCGCCTGGGCATGGTGGTCAAGTGCGTCCGAGTCAAGGGGCACAGCCCGCCGCATATCTGGGGGAGTAGGAACGGGATGCGGTTTGCCGGGTGGGAGAATGAGGAAGATGGGGGCTAAAGACTGGGCGTCCCTGCGCATCACCACCGAGAGCAGCAAGCGCATCGCTGGCCTGGTGGATCAGTGCGAGCGGCCCGCCTGGTGGGTGATCGCCCGGCTGCTGGACGTGGCGGAGACGAGGTTCGAGGACATTGGGCTGGAGCTTCGGGAGGCCGAGGTTCAGGCGTGGAAGGAAAGGGCGAGATGAACGACCGAATCGTAGTGCTAGGTGTAGACCCCGGGCTCGCAAAGTTCGGGTGGGTCCTGGTAGAGCTCGGCGACAAGTGGCGCGTCCTGGAGGCGGGCTGCATCGAGACGGCCTCCGAGACCACCAAGGCGGGGGTGACCGCCAGCGAGGACCTGGCCCGCAGGGGGCGCCGCCTACACGGGGAGCTTATCACCGCGATTGCCAACCACCACATCAAACCCCAGGTCATCTGCGCGGAGGCCATGAGCTACCCACGGGTTCCCGGCAAGGGAGGGAAGGGTTCCACGATCATGCCCAAGCCAGTCGCCCAACTGGGCTACGCATGGGGCGTCATCTGCGCGCTGGCCAACGAGCTGGACGGTGCGCCTATCTGCCACGCCAGTCCCCAGGCTATCAAGAAGGCGGTGTGCGGGCTCGCCAATGCCAGCAAGGCCGACGTGCAGCTAGCACTCGAGCACATGATGGGGCTCCGCATCTTCGAGGGCCTGAACAAGGGCAAGGTCGACCACGCCGCCGATGCATTAGGGGCGGTGGTGGCGTGCAAGGATCAACAGGCCATGAAGATGGCTCGGCGGTTTGCAGGGAGCGGGAAGGGATAACCCAATGACTGACGAGACCACCGAGCAGGAGCTCAAGAGGTTGAGACGCTTCGCCAAGGTATGGCGGGACAAGGCGCCACGCACTCCAAAGGACGTCAAGCAGAGGCACCTGGCCGATCTGTGGGCCATGCGAAAGCGACTCGACAATGCGGACAACGGGCGAGCGGACGCGCTTATGATGCTCGACGATATCCTAGAAGTGGCCATTGACACTTGCCAGGATGAGATCGTCGAGCTGGTGATGAGCTTCTACCTGTTCGATGGGCCGTGGTGGGAGGATGCAGATGAAGACGATGACTGACGACAAGCCCGACATGGCAGCAATCTGCGAGGCAGTGGCCGAGATACTGGCTCTGAACAAGAGCAAGGCGGACGAGTCGCACTGCTCGCTGGCAAGGCGTTTCGGTTACGGAGCCACCACGGTAAGGTACGCCTGCAACCGCGTGACCTGGCGGCATGTTCCGTAGATCCTACCACTAATCCGACGAGAGAATTTCGCGCCGCGCCCCAAAAGCCCCACTAATACGACCTAGGTTTTGGGGAGCTCGAGCCGCGAACCCGGAATCGATCTGGCCCAGCTCGGTGGTCTCGAGCTCGAGGTCAGAATGACCTGTATCCGGGCGTTCACAGGGTAGGAATGACCTCGGCACGGAACGTGCTACACGGGCGCCCGTTCCTTCATAAAACAGGGCCAGCCAGGCAGGAGCAACCGAGCCCGACTGGCCCTGGTACCACCATAGCCACGGAAAGCGGAGGCGCAATGCCTAATGGCACGATTCATGCCTACAGATAGCCGCATGATAACAGCGGATAGGGACGCGGCATTGCTCGCCCTGATAGCCCTAGATCCGGTAGTCCGAGCTGGTGTGGAGTCCCTCGCCGAGCTCTACGGTATTGCGAGCGCCTCTTGGCTGCTGCGCCTACCTGTAGCCGAGCTCAGTGACGCACTAGGGGTGCGGAGCCATTGTCGCAGGGTGCGGAGCCATTGTCGCAAGCCAACCCACCGTAATGGTTGACTTTCGGTGTTACGCTGTGGAGCGATTGTCGCAATGTGCAGTTTTCGCAGTATCCAAAGGCGCGAAATTGTGTCCGCGACTGTTGGCATGTTCGATGCATTGCTCCCAGGTAGGAGCAACCACCATGAAACTCGATATTACTAGCCGACCCCTCTCAGACATGATCCAGGCAGACCTCGACACGATTGCCTACATGACAGCGACCGCAGCTGACAAGGCGCCCGCGCCCAAGCCTTACGGCTACACCCACCATTGCGAATGGATCGGCGACGAGACCGACCGCTACGGGGTAGCAGCATGACCCGGGCGAGTCGTGAGGAGCTACTCGCCGATCTGCATTGCCTAGCGCTGTGCAAGATGAGCGAGGCTCGCAAGCTGACGGGAACGGACCGCATGATCGCGGATGCTCAGCTCTCGGCAGTGCAACGCGCAATCGTGGAGCTCGCCCGTGAGCTCGGAACCTGACAAGAGGAGACCAAGATAATGACGACCAATAACTTGGAGCCCGGAACCCTTGCCGCAGGGGTCGACCGCGAAGAGCGCCTCCGCCACGCGCTGAACGAGGCACGCGACTTGGCCAAGACCGGCGACCTAGATGCGGTGTCGTGTGCTGCTCACCTAGCGGCTGGCCGGTTCTCCGATGCTTTCGAGTCTGCCGATGCAGCTGCCGAGGCTTTCGATGCGATTGAGGACCGTGAGCGGGCTGAATCAGCACGGTGGCTTGTCGACGAAATCGACTCGCTCACCGAGTGACCCCACCACCCCGCCCCAGCCCCAGAGCCCCTCACCGGGCCTGGGGCTCGAGGGCGTAGGAGACATGAACATGACCATCTATCCGACCATCGCAAATTGCAACTACGAGTCGACAGACTGCCCGCGTGGCCAGCTCGTGCACCAGGCCCGCGTGGCCGAGGATGCAGGGCTCGTGGATGACGCAGCTATCACTGCGGCGCTCAGCGACCTCGAGGAGACGCTCGACGCCGAGATGACCGACAGCGGCGAGCCCTGCCGCGGTGTCGTGTCCTCCGAGCACATCGACGCCGCTGAAGCTGCCGTCGCCGCAGCGTGGACGGACGACCTGCGGGCCGCTGTAGAGCGCCGCCGCGAGGAGCGGTACCGCGACTAGCCTACGTCGCCCCCACCTGACAAGAGGAGACCACGAGCATGAAGACGACCGACACCTACGAGACCATCTACGAGACCACCTACACCGCCGCAGTCGCGGCCGGCGCAAGCGAGATCATGGCCAAGTCGCGCGCCTGCTGGGCTGCCGTGGCATGGCAGCAGCGCCAGCCACACCCGACGAGCCTAGTGTGCGGGTGCGCCAAGTGCTGCGCTGCTCGCTGACACCACCCCACCTGACAAGAGGAGACCACGAGCATGAAGACGACCGACACCATCCGACGCGACACCTGGACCTTGCACGTACTCAACGACGAGCCCGGCGACGAGCGGTTGAGCGTAGTGCTCGACGACTGTTGCGCACCGACGATCATAAACGACGACGGCGAGGATGAGGTAGACTGGGGCAACGCTGACTACCCGGGTGACGCCGAGGTGAGTATCGCCGCCAGTGAGGCGCTAGGGCGTCCAGTCGTATGCAGCTTTACAGACGGCGGTGACACGCTGAGTGAAGCGATCTACGATGTGGTCAGCGACTACACCGACACCGCCCAAGAGCGCAAGCCTGGGGCCTGAGGGCGTAGGAGAAGACCGCGCTACCTGCGCAGGGCCCTTGGTACGGGCCCGCGGTCGCCAACACAAAGGAGCAACGAGCATGGCACATCAATGGGACAGGGGCGTACTGAACGCGAGTAGTTGGCACGAACTAGAGGAAATCGGAACGATGGCAACGGCGGAGGACATGATCCGTCACGGCGACCGCTCGGGAGCGCTTCCCGTGGAGCTACAGAAGGTGGAGCTGTTTGATTCGACGGGTCTGCTTGCTCCCGTATGGGGCACGAAGGCTCTTTACGAGACGCATGATCCGCGCATCGTCGGGGCCGTGGGCTCCCGCTACAGGGCAACGCAAGCGGGGGAAACCAGGGATTTGATCCGCGCAGCGTGCGACGCTGGTGCGCAGCCGACGGGAGTGATGAGCTTGCGCGAAGGGGCGCGGGTCGTGATGACATTCGACGTGGGGTCGAGCAACGGTCTGCGCACGAACCTGGTTGTCTCGGACGCCTACGATGGGAGTCTGAGGCTCGACTGTGGGTTTTCAACTGTGCGCGTAGTCTGCGCGAACACGCTCGCAGCTGCGGAGCGAATGAGCGGGAATGACTGGGCCAGACTGCGCCATACGGCCAGCTTGGAGCAAAAAGTGATCCTGCTGGGCGACGCAATCGGGCAGGCGATCGCTTCGGGCTCAAAGGTCAAAGACACCTACGAGGCTGCCCTCGGTACGAGCCTGCACCGGGACGATGCTGGCGCAATCTTTGACAAGCTGTTTCCAGCAGCCCCGGACGATGCACCGCTCCGCCAGAAAACGATCGCCCAGAACCGCAGGAACGATGCGACCGCGGCAATGGCTCTGCCGTGCAACGATGAAGGGGCAACGGTCGCGACCCTTTGGAACGCCGCGACATTCATCGTTGATCGCAGAGCGGACGGGAGCCCAAGGCCCATCCGGGGCGGAGAGGCGCTCGATTCGATGTTGTTTGGCAGCCGAGGTCAACGGGTCGCAGAGATCCAGAGTCTGATTGAGATCGTCATGGCGGACGGGTCGATCCAGTCTGTCCCGTTCTCCGATGCCAGCGCGATGGGTGTGGATAGCAGCCAGCTGGGTGCGAGCATCCTGGCCAGCATGTTGGACTAGGTGTCGCCCACGTAATGCCTACCAGGGCAGCTTGGCGGGCATTGCGAGCGCTACAGCTCATCCAAAAGGAGCAACCGATGAAACTCGAAACAGGTACCTTCACACTGACCAAAGCTGAGCTCAAAGCCGTGATGGCGTTTGCCTCGACCGATGGGACCCGAGAACACCTCAATTGCGTGCTGTTTGACGGCTCAGCAGGAGCTGTCATCGCAACCGATGGCCATACGCTGATTCGATGTAACGGCATGCCGCCCTGCCCGTCCGAAGCGGCCTATGCGGTTCCGCTCGCCGGCCTGAAACAAGCCTACGCCCTACTTCGCAAGGACGCTCACCTACTCGAGGTCACAAGCTGCATCGCCTCGTCGGGGCGCACTTGCGTCGTCATGCGGGCGAGGGATGGCGCAGTCTGTCTAGGCTCGGTCGAGGTCACACTGGATCCGGACGTCCTGGACTTTCCGCCCTACCTCGCTTGCATCCCGCAACCGGGAATTTCTGGCGAGCTGGACAACGGCGTAGCAGTGAACGCTGACTACCTCACACGGGTGGCACTCGTCGGAAAGGCCACAAGCAGCTGGCACTCAGGAGTAAAGCTCGTCGGTTGCTCGGGCGAGCTGGCTCCCATCCTGTTCAGAGTCGAGTCCCGCGATCTGAACGCCGATGTGGTCATCATGCCGATGCGCATGTAGCCCGATCTCGCCCACCTACTAGGGTCCGCGCCTCCCAGGTCCGGGCCCTTTTCTTTTTGGGACTTCAGAGAGGGAGGACGGCGCGAGCTGGTGCGAGCGAGGAGGACCGAAGGGACGGGGGAGGACGAAGGACGATTGTGCTTTTGTGTCTGGTCCGGCGGCTTCGGGCTGCCGCCCTTCGCTCTGCGCTACCGCTAGTGCTGTGCTGATGGGCTCAGAGGGGTAGTAGGGGAGGGCACGTCGGGGCTTGTCAAGAGGCAAATCTAGAACCTTTGGAGCTACGCATGGTTGTAAGCGCTAGTGCGTAGCCGACTTAACACTTTTGGCCTGTAGTATGCGCACCTACACCAAGTGTATAGCTGACTTAACACATTGATTGTGGTTGGGATGGGCTATCAGCGTTGTGATTAGGTCTGATAGTGGGTTCGGGCTAGTAGGTGGATGTAGGGAGAGGGAGGGAGGAGCGAGAAGACAGCACTATCAAGGGTAGCGCGCGCCCCTGCGGACTAAGTGGACTAAGTTGCGGGGCCGCTCGTCCCCGTGGTACCGTCCAGACAGTGGCCAGCTCGCTCACTGCACGGTCCAGGCACTCTAGAGGGATACGGAAGGTCCGGTTTGGGCCCGGGAGCCTGACTGAGGAGCAGGGGGAAGCCCTCGATGCGATCCGTGCGCTTGCCCCTGAGGCGGTCGAGGTGCTCGGGGCGCTGCTGCGAGACGGGGAGCACCCACGCATCCAGCTTGCGGCCTGTCAGGAGGTGCTGGATCGCACCTATGGCCGCTCCGAGAAGCACGGGACCTTGCAAATCTCGCACAGCCAGGGGCCGGCGCTCGCGCAGTCGACCGAGGAACAGGAAAGGATGCTGGTGGCTGCGCTCGAGTCTCTCCGAGCCCGGAGAGCGGACGAAGCGCTGGTGGTCGAGATGACCTCGGGCGAGACGGAATGAGGTCGGCTAGACCCATGGGCAGGGCGCTGCCAGGGTCGAAATGACCGCAAAGCGATCCCCCTTTTGTGCCGGCGACCCCCCTCCCCTTTTGCTCTCCCCCGCCCCCTCAAAATCCTCCAGAAATTCCCACACACTCAGGAGACGAACTATGTCCATCGAGAAAGCAGCCCAAGCCGCCCATGACCTCAACCGCATCTACTGTCAGGCCATCGGAGACAACACCCAGCTACCATGGGACCAAGCCCCTCAATGGCAGCGTGATAGCGCGGTGAATGGTGTCAGGGCCATCGTCGCCGACCCAACCATCAGCCCAGAGGCCAGCCACAAGAGCTGGTACGACGAAAAGGAGGCTGCAGGTTGGATTCACGGTATGGTGAAGGACGTCAACGAGAAGACCCACCCATGTATGGTGCCCTACGACTTCCTGCCCGAGGAGCAGAAGGCCAAGGACGCCATTTTCGGCGCGACGGTCCGGGGCGTGCTGGCCCACTACGCCAAGACCTAATGACCGACCTATCCGCCGCCCTACAGCTCGCCCACCATCTGGTAGCTTCCCAGCGCAGCATGCTGGAGGTCATCCGCGACCAAGAGCGGATCCTGCTCGGGCATGGGGCTCCCAGAATTACCCCATTCTGGGGAGGCTGTATCGAAGCCGTTTATGGATCGGAGTGTCAGCGATTCGTCGGCGAGGTCGGGAGACGGGGAGGCAAGAGCACGACCGCATGCAGGATCGCGGCGGCGGAGAGTACCGGGAGAGACTGGCCCATCCCGTACGGAGACCGGGGGATCTTTGCCATCATCTCCGCTTCGCTGCCCCAGGCTCGCCGCCGGCTCAAGACTTGCGCCCAGTACCTGGAGGCCCTGGAGATCCCGTTTCAGCCTACGGCGGACGTCGTTACCCTCTTGGACCGCCCCATCGACATCGCGGTTTACGCCTGCAACGCCATCGCGGTCTTGGGCGACACGTGGATCGGGTGCGTCTTCGACGAGATGGCCAAATGGCGCGACAAGGCCGGAGGAGCCAACCCGGCCAATGAGGTCATCGCTTCGGCGAGGCCCTCGCTCTCTTCGATGCGGCGCTACGGGGCTCGGGAGTGGTGGATCTCTTCTCCGTGGGCCGAGATGGGGGAGCATTATTCGGCAGCCGCCCAGGGGACCAACTCGGTCCAGGTTGTGGGGCAGGCGCCCACTTGGGTGGCGAACCCCGACATCTTCACAGAGGAGTCCACCCACCTGGAGGAGCCCGACGATCTCAAGTGGCGCCGCGAGTATGCGGCGATCCCGATGCCCAGGGTTATGGTCGGGATGCTCGACTCCCGGCAGCTCAAGTGGCTCGAGCGCCCCCCGGAAGACGAGCTCGGGGACCAGATAGTAGCTGGAGCGGACTTGGGGCTCCGCCAAGACAGCTCGACGCTCATCGCTGCCAATCGCCGGCTCTCCCACTACTACGTTCGCCTCGTCAAGGAATGGCGGCCCGCCGAGGGCCATCCCCTCGTCCCTTCGGTCATCTGCGCCGAGATCGCCGCCCAGCTCAAGCTGCACTCCGCTTGCGCCGTCATGGCCGACCAGCATTACCGCGAGTCGTTGCGGGAGCCCATCAACAAGGCCGGGCTCATCCTGCTCGACGCCCCCATGGTGCCCGCCGACCCCATCACCAGGCTCCGGGCCCTCATGCAGCAAGGCCTGGTCTCGGTCTACTGCCCCGAGGGCGGGCTTCGCGCGCGCCTGTGTGCGCAGATAGACAGCGTGCAGCTCGTCCCTACGTCGACGGGCCTGCGGGTCGTCTACCCCCGGGAGGACGGGGCTCATGGCGATCTGGTAGCCTCCCTGGCCCTCTGTTGCTGGCAGCAGTCCGGCATCCTAGCGCCCGTCAAGGCGCCGGAGGCTTCCGAGAAGGTCCGCTACACACGACGCATCGCCCTGGAGGCCCGGAAGGCCAGAAAGGGGCGCGGAGAGGGCACGAGCCGGACTTTTCGGTTCGGAGGATGGAAGGGAAAACGCTGAAACGACCCCAAGGCGACTTGCCACGACCTAAGCAAGCATGTTAACGCTGTCTACATGCCCCAGCGCGTCCTCGGAGAGTCAAACGTCGTCCCCATCAACCCGAAACTCGACATCCGGCCCGTTCGAGACTGGATCCTCCTCAAAGAGCGCCCTCGAGGGATCACTCCTGGCGGGATCATCGTCCCCGAGACCAACAACTCGCCCCGCCTAGCTGCCTGGGAGGTTGTTGCCGTAGGTCCGGGCGTCCGGGACGCTACCGGGGTGCTTCGACCCGTCTCGGTCGTGGTAGGAGACTGTGTGGTGGTCCAACCGGCCCACTGCATGCGCGCTCCGGTCGAGGGCCAGCTCCACGCGCTCATCCAGGAGTTCGGGATCGTAGCCGTCGTGCAGGGCGACTCGTTCGGGCGGGCCGGCATCATCGAGGGCCTGGACGGGTGCATCGAATGAGTCCCCGCACCGTCAAGACCATCCTGGTGATGGCCCAAAAGATGGGGCTGTCCTCTATCAAATTCTCAGAGGGGCAGGACATGCTGGAGGCAGTCTTCGTTCCCCCGCCCGCCGCCGGGGCCGTCCCCATCCCGATCCGTTCAGCCTCCGAGAGCGGCATGTTGCGCGAACAGCGGGAGAGACTGCGGGAAGAGTCCGACGAGAGACGCCGGCTCGCCGCCTACCGGCACTCTGGCCAGGTCCCCATCGTGAAAGAGAAGGGCTAGCCGATGGCCGCCGATCTGATCCCAATGTGGTTTCAGCACGACGTGGCGCTCCCCAAAAAGGTCGCCATCATGCTGGTGGACCGGGCTGATGAGATCGAGACCATGTTCTCGGACCGGTTTGCGCGCTCCGTCGAGTATTACTGCATGTATGGGGACGCCTACGGGCTCGCGCACGAGACCATCCCGCTACACCGCACCCAGCGCAACACTACCGCCGAGGCCGTGGACGCCAAGGCCGCCGAGCTCAATCAGGAGCCGGTGCGTGTCGTCATCACCCTTCGGTCGGCCTCCTGGCACGCCCGCGAGCAGGCCCGCTACTGGGGCTGGTATGCTGACGCCGCCCACCAGAAGCACGGCTACCCCCAGCTACAGCACCGTGCCTCGCGCGACTCCTCGATTGCTGGGATCGGCTACGCGGTGGTGGTAGATGGGGACGACGGCCCCTCGCTCGAGCGCGGCCACCCCTGCGATTTATTCGTCGACGATTCGGGCTGCACCGGCAAGGTTGAGCCTCCCGAGGTCATCATTCGCCGCCGGCTCCCCCGCCACTGGCTGGCCCGACAGTATCCCAAGCTCAAGGACGACATCATGGTCGCCGAGTCGGCCGGTGGGGTTCGGAACCGTGACGTCCTGGAGGTCTACGAAGGCTGGTACCACGGGAGCGAAGACGACCCGGGCCGGCACGTCATCGCCTGCCGGGGGGTCGAGAAGGCGCTCAAAGATGAGGAGTGGACCGACCGCCCACCGTGGGCCTATCTGCGCATCAATCCGCCCACCCAGGGGATGTGGGGGGAGAGCGACGTCGCCCGAGCCGCCCCGATGCAGATCGAGCGCAACGATCTCAGCGAAGACATCCAGACGGGCATGTTCTGGCAAACTCCGCGTCTGTTTGTGACCCAGGGGCTCATCCCCGATGGAGCCCTGACCAACAGTCCCGAGTTGCCCGTCGAGTGCACCATGCCCCCTGGGCAGCACATCCAGAAGGTAGTGATGGAGGCGGTCCACCCCGAGGTCTACGCCCGCCTACAGGTGCTCGACCAAGTCATCTTCGAGTGCATGGCGGCGAGCAAGTCCTTCGCGGCCGGCGAGGTCCCCAAGGGCCTGGAGAGCGGTCGGGCCCAGCGGGTCCACTACGTGATCTCCAACCGGCGCCACAAGCCGGCCATCACCGAGATCCAAGCCTTCGCCGAGATGTGCATGAGGGAGCTGGCCAAGGGCGAGGCGCGGGCCCACAACGCTGATCCGAGCCACAAGGTCACCATCAACGTGTCGGGCGTCACCAAGGACATCTCCGCCACTATGCTCGAGCTCGACGTAGAGACCTTGCAGATTACCGCCAAGCCTGCCTCGAGCCTGGGCCTGGACCCGGGGACCGAGTTCGACGAGCTGGTAGAGCTGTACAAAGACGGCATCATCGACCGGGATCAGATGTGGGCCAACTCCACCCTGTCTGACTTCGAGAAGCTCCGCCGCCTAGCCACCGCTCATGTCGACATCATCGAGGCCGCCATCGACGAAATACTCTACGAGGGCAACTTCACCCAACCGGAGACCTACCTGGACGGACAGCGAGCCGTCAAGATGGCCACCCGGGCCCTGATGCGCGCCCGTCTGGACGGCGCCCCCAAGGATCGGCTCTCGAAGCTCAGTCTATGGATCGACAACGTGGTGGGCAACATCGAGAACGCCGCCAAGAAGCTGGCAGCAGACGCCGCCAAAGTTGCGGCCGACGCTGCGCCCCCGATGCCCCCGCCCGGCATGGGCCCACCGCCGGGGCCGCCGATGGGACCTCCTCCACTGGGCGAAGGCCCAATGTTGCCCCCAACTGTCGACATGGGACAGCCGCCCGCCCCGGGCCCGCCGCCCATGTAGCAGATCACCCTAAGCGGTCGAATTTATGTCACAAGAGTTCATTGCCGAGCCCGTAGCAGATCACAACGCAGCGCCCGCCGACACCGGAGCGGACGACCACCAGGCCTCCGAGGACGCCGCCCGGGACGCCGCCGCGGCCGTGGTCGACAGCCCCTCGGAGTTCGGGCAGCCGATGGACCCGGAACCCGCAGAGGATGGCGAGCCCCCCGCCGAGCCGGCAGGGGCCGCGGAGCCTAAGACTCCTCCAGAGCCCGCGGAGCCGCCCCCCAAGAAACCCACCCGCAAGGAACGGCAGCAGGCCTACCGGGTAGGACAGCAGCAGCGCATGGCCCGCCAGGCGGAGCGCAAGCTCCAAGAGAACCAGACCGTCCTGAACCAGATCGCTGCCCGCGAGGCCGCCATCGAGGTGGAGCGCCGACACTGGGACTCCTTCGAGCGCGACGTCCGTAACGATCCGGCCGGCGCCCTGAGTCGTCGCTACGGGATCTCTCACGAGTTGCTGACTGGTTCGGTGCTGGACGCCCAGTCCATCCACCCAGGGCAGCGAACAGAGCTGGATCAGCTCAAAACGGAGCTGGCAGAGCTGAAAAACAACCTCACGACCCAGCAGCAGCAAGCCCAGCAGCGCCAACAGCAGGCCCATCATCAGAACCTTGTGGAAGAGGATATCCAGTGGGCGGTGGGCATCGCGGACACGAAAGACGCCGCCGAGTTCCCTTTTTTATCGGCCCTCCATCCGGCCCTTCGAGAGCAGCTAACCCGCGCAGAACACGCCAAAGTGATGCGCGAGGACCCCCAGATCCATCCTCGCGACTTTCTTGATCGCCTTGACGAGCTGGCCGAACCGTGGGTAAATCATATTCGTGGCCAAGATGGCAACGGTAGACAAAGTGTCCAGCAGGGGACAGGGGACCCGCGCTCAATCTCACAGCGAGCGAAAGCCCCGGGGCGTGTCAACGCCCGCGCCGCAGCGGAACCAGCCGGCCGCCGCGAGCTAACGGAAGAACAGCTCCGAGCGAACGCGATCCGCGTCGCTGAAGAGGCATCTCGAGGGTAACTCCTCATAGTCCCTCTACCGGAGAAAAGCCGTGCCTGGATTTACCGTTGACACCTTCGACAAGGTCTACTGTGAGCGTTACCAGAAAGGCGTGACGCGCTATCTCGCGGAGAAGAGCGACTTTTTCGCCTGGTTCAAGATCGAGACCGACCACGGGGAGAAACCGTGGAAGATCGCCTATCGGACCAACGCCGTCCGAGGTGGCACCAACATCGCTGTGGCGCTGGCGAACAAGAGCGCTCCCGCCTACGACGAGGCCCAGCCCGAGTATGCCGAGGAGCATGTCGTCGTCTCGATGAACATGAAGGCGGCCCGGCGCACGGCCGGAAACGGCAAGGCGATGGTGAAGGCCGTCGAGGAAGCCGTCGACACCTCCAATGAGGAGATGTGCCTCCTGTTCGAGCACAAGCTTGCCGGCACCGGCGGCGGAGCTCGAGGGCGCGTCCACCCCACCGAGACCATCGCCGGCTCGGTGATCACGCTGACCGACCCGTCCACGGCGTACCTGTTCACCCGTGGCATGAAGGTTCAGTTGTCCGTTGACAACGGCTACACGGCCGCCGCAGGAGTCCGAGCGGGGACCCTCGAGATCCTGAGCATCGACCCGTCAACCGGAACGCTGACGACCACCGTGCCCATCCTGACCGGCATCCCGGCAGCTGTGGTGAGCGACTACATCTACCGCGAGAGCGACTACGACGGGATGACCCAGACGACCCTGCAAGGGATGCAGGCGTGGATCCCCCCGACCGCCCCCGGCGCGGCGGTGTTCATGACGACGTTGGTTCGTACCAACCACATCGGCGCCCTTTCGGGGACCCGCGTGGCTGGCGGCGCCCAGCACATCCTCGACATCATCCGAGAGGCCGGCGCGAAGAACCGCAACAACCGCGGTCGCTGTGACACTTGGTGGGTCAACCCGCTGAAGATGGCGGAGATCGATCAAGCTGTCGGCGCCAAGCAGACATTCAACATGAAGACCGACTACCCTGGCATCGGCCTGAAGGGTCTTCGGGTCTCCACCCCGTCCGGCACCATCTCGGTGCTGGAGTCCTCGGCCTGGCCCGAGAACGTCTCGATGCTCACCAGCCGCTCGAGCTGGATCCTCGGGGCCATCGGCAAGTGCCCGCACCCCGTGGACGACGACGGGCAACTCTGGCACCTCGAGGCCCTGGCAGACGCCATCCAGATGCGCCACCGCGCCTACCCGCAGCTCGGCTGCACCCGTCCCCAGGACTCCACCCACATCAGCTTCGGCGCGTAAGGAGAAGCCATGACTCTCGAATTGGACGCAAAGCGCATTGCTTCGCAGCTGGACGACGCCCTCGGAGACAAGGACGCCTACCAGAAAGCAATCAGGGACATCTTCTTCACCTGCCAGCACCCGGTAGTGGCCGCCGACGATCACACGCTCGTGGCCAAGACCCCGGTGGCTGGCTATCTGGTGGGCATCGACTACGTGGTGGAGACCACGGTGCCGGCGCAAGCCAACTCCCTGAACGTGCTGTTCGAGTACGACGACGGCGCTGACGGAGCCGACGTGGCACTCTCGACCGTCACCAACGGAGTCACACTGGCGGTGACCCAGGACGTCAACACCCCGGGAACCCAGACGGCCGCCCACCAGCTGACCCTCATCCCGGCGGGCTCCCGCATCTTCGCCACCATCACCGTCAACGGTGCTGGCGCCGTCTGGAACGGAACGCTTTTCCAGCTGCGATTCCGCCAGCAGTAGGAGGTCACCATGGCGATCAACAAACGAGTCCCTCCCAACCGAGAGGGTTCCTTCGCCCGCAACTCGGCGCCCTACAACGTCTCGTTCACCGCGGCGGCCGTCACCCCGTGTGTCGGTGTGGTGCAGGATGAGGGTCTCGTCGATTCGGCCACCGGGGTGACCCGGACCGGACCCGGCACCTACGTCATCACGTTTCTGTCCCGCTTCTACCGTATCGTGCCCCTCGGCCCGCCCAACGTCCAGCTCACTGGAAACTGGGACGCCAAGGTGCTGGCGGTGGTGGACGGCGCGGCGGCGGCCAACAGCATCACGGTCGAGGTCAACAACATCGGCACCGCGGTGGCCGATCCGACCGCCACCGTGAATGTGGCGTTCCGCATCATCACCTCGCCAGGAGCCTGATCATGAGCACCTTCGCAGCACTTGTTGCCCGTCTTGCCTCGTTCGTCGGCCAAGAGGGCACCGGCGTCGTCGACCACGCCTACGCTTGCCAAAACCGCACCTTCGGTGTCGATGCGGACATCACAAACGCCGCAGTCCAGATCACTCTCGTTGGCAAGACCCCGTACCTGTCCAAGATCACGGACGGCCACTTCATCCCGGAAACCGGCGTCGCAGCCGCCGCAGCGAGCCTCAGCGCCCGGCTGTTCTTCGACGACGGCGCAGGAGCTGGCGCTACGGCGCTCTCGGCCATTGTGGACGGGACCGCGGTTACCACCGTGAGCTTTCAGCGAGCCGACTTCCCGACGCTCGTCACGGCTCAGTCTATCCCCGTGGGAAGCCGAATCTACGCCGCCATCACCGTCAACGGTGCTGGCGCCGTCTGGAACGACACCCAGTTCGAGGTGGAGATAGCGTTCGACTGAGGTAGGTTTCGTGAACCTAGAGCGAGGGCACCCACAAACCAGGAAAGGCTAGACCATGGCACTCGTGAGCTTGACCGAGATGCGCGCACGCACCCGGCAGCTAGCGGGCCAAGAGACTAGCCTCCCGGCAAGCGCCCACGTCGATACCGACGAGAATGATCTCGGTATCAACGAGGCGCTTTCGGCGTTCCATGACCTGATGATCGAGTTGCAGCGTCACGAGTGGGTAGTGACGCCCGTCAAGACTCATTCGGACACGCTCGTCACCGGCACGACCTCCTACCCGCTACCCGACAAGCTTCTGGCCACCGTGAGCGTGCAACTCTCGGATGGCACCACGTCCCATTACGTCAGGCCCTGGGACCATGCCGACCGTGATTGGCTCAGCAACTCGTCGGTGCCCTACATCGACGGCTACCACTACCGCGTGATCGGCCGGATGCTGGAGCTTCTCCCAAGCCCTCGAGCCGGCTACACGCTGCTGGTGGACTACGTCCCGGAGTATTCTCCGCTGGTCAACCCGGCGGACACCTTCGAGTGCCCCTTCGGATGGTGGCGATGGGCAGCCATCAAGGCAGCCATCGGGATGGCCTACAAGGGCCACACCGAGACCAAACAGCTGGCGGATGACTGGCAGTTCGAGGACCGGCGCATCCGTTCTCTCGCCGGCAAGCGCGGCACCCGCGGACTTCGGATCGTCAACACGCGCCGCCGTGGCGGTATGATGAGGCATCTCTCCCGGCTGTGGAGGGACGCGTGAACCTCCTCGGTAGGCGCTCCGTAGTGCCCCGGCACGAAGACCGCAAAGTGCAGGGGGTCGTGTCGGCGCTCGAGAGCATCCACAACGCTGCTCGGTCGGGCACGATTGCCGCAAGGGCTTTCCTCGCGGCCGGGGAGCTCATCGTCATCGCGGCCAGCTCTCCAGTGACGGTCCCCCACACGCTGGGCCGCGCCCCGGTGTCGTTCTCCTACTGCGTCTGGGCCTCTGGTGGAGTGGTGAACGGTAGCGTGCGGCGCACGGCATCGACCAGCGAGACCATCACGCTGCACAACGACGCGACGGTAGAGGTGACGATTCGGGCAGAGGTGGCGTGAGATGCCCAAGCCGACGCAGCCGTTGGAGTGGCAACACATCGTAGTGCCGCTGGCTGGTGGGCTCGGTACTGACGCCGATCCCCGGATGCGCCCTCCCGAGCGGCTCGAGGTGGCCCTCAATGTGCGCTCCCCCGAGATCGGTACCCTGGGCAAGCGCTACGGGTTTACGCCGCTCCCCACTGGCCTTGTGAACGGTGGGGCCATCGGCGACGATGGCCCTCTGCGAGCCCTTGGCGCCACCCAGCGCGAACTGCTCGCCATCGGTCACCGCTCGCTCTATTCGTGGATGCCCGACATGGGTGGCTGGTACTACCGCGGCCACGTGTCGCCGTACGTGGGCAAGCAGACGGAACTGTACCGCTCGACCGCAGACTATGCGCTGGCCGACGAGGCCTGCTTTGATGATGTAGTCGTGTACGCCTGCTGCCGCCAGGAGCGCCGTGAATCGGGCGGTACCTGGGCGAGCATCGAGTGCCGCCTGTCGCTGGTTGACGGGCCGACCATTGGGCAACCGGTGGAGCTCGCGGGCACGGCGACGACCACAATCCCATGGGGACCGTCGTGCGCTACGACTGGCGCTGGCGTGGTCATCATCTACGCGACCGGTAGTGCCGTCGGTCTTCACTCCCTCAACCGCGCTACGTATAACGGTGCGGCCCCGACGACCGCCCCGGTGGTGCTCGACGTCATCGCCGCCGGTGACGTGCCCGGGGCTAGCAACGACGGCCGCGTGTGGGACGTGCTCGGCATGGCCAACGGCACTTACGTCGTGGCGTGGATTGACGCCGCCAATGACGTCCAGCTGCGCCGTTACGGCTCGGACCACGCACTCCTGGCCACCAGCGCTATCGTCGGGCAGTTCTACCGCGTGGCCCTGTGTCAGCAGTGCACCGCAGCCGAGGCAGACCCCAACCTGCGCAAGTTGTACGTCGCCGTCGAGGCGTTCATCTCGCCGAACTACATCATTCAAGCCTATAAGCGTGACCCGGGCACGCTCGGGCCGGTGGCAGGCCCTCACAACATCCGAGCGCTGGGCGCCAATGCCCGTGGCCAGAACCTGGGATGCGCCAGCGGCATCGACCACAACGCCGACGAGAGCATCGCAGTGTCGTGGCTCTACCTCGATGTTTCGGTGGTACCAGTCGTGCGGGCTACCGAAAGCAACCACACCGACAACGCCCTTGGAGCGCTCGGCAACCTCGCCACGTGCTACAACTCGGCCCCCCTCACGCGTCCCTGGTGGTATCGCACGCGGTGCTACTCGGCCATCCAGACGGTACACCCGAACATGATCGCGGCGAGCGGCTTCGAGACGCATATGCTGGTCGACCACGAGATTGCTACCGGGGCCAACCGGCAGATCAGAATAGCCGGCATGTGGGGCGTCGGCGCCGCTATCGGCAGTGCGAATCAGTGCCTCCAGGGCTCGGCAAACCACGTCTGGCTCGAGGGCACTACGAAGCATCGCTTTCTCAATCCGCTCCTCGCCGAGCTCATCAAGGCCACCTCGGACACGTGGATTACGGCTATCACGCACCGGATATCTTACGATGAGATCATCCTGGACTTCGATGCTGTCCCGCTGAGCTGCAAGCTCGGCCGCTCGATGGCCGTCATCGGGGGCGGCTACGTGTCGCTATACGACGGCATATCAACCACCGAAATGGGCTTTGCCTGCCCACCAATGATATGCACGCTGGCTGCCGCTGGCGCGGGGACAGTCCCGATAGCGGGCACCTACCAGTATGCTGGGGCGTGGGTCGATCAGCGCGGCGAGCTGCTCCACCGTGGGATGCCTAGCCCTCCGAGACAGCTAGTGCTAGCCGCTCCTAACAATGTGTTGACTAGCTGTTACACGCTGCCAGCGACGCGACGGGCCAAGCCGGACGCCCGCATCTACCGCTCTGGGCTAGACGCCATTTATAGACGGGTGAACCGCGTCGGAGTATTGCTCGATGGCACCATCGACGCCCAGAACACTTGGACGCTGACAGATCAATACAATGACGTAGACTTATACATTCCGCTCTACACCACCGGGGGCGTGCTCGAGGCCGTGGCCCCCGAAGGAGCCCGGTATCCGGTAGTCATCCGAGGCCGCCTGTATCTTCTCGACTTCTATCGCGGCGACCGGTTGCAATTCAGCAAGGAGTTGGCGCCCGGCACCCCTGGAGAGGTGATGCTGGCGCCGGAGCTGTATGAGGCCCTCGGGCGGCTGAGTGTCGACGGCTCTCCGTTGGTGGCCGCGGCGGCGCTCGATTCCGCCACCGTGGTGTTCAGCCGATCGTCCATCTATCTACTGAGCGGTGTTGGCCCCGACAGCAGAGGACTGGGCGACGATATGAGCCTCCTGACGGAGATCCCCTCCGATGGGGGGTGCATCGAACCCAGGAGCGTTGTTGCGGGTCCCAATGGAGTGTTCTACCAATCTCGGGGCGGGATCTACATGCTCGGGCGGGACTATGCCGTTGCTCCCCTCGGGGAGCCGGTGCGCAAGCTCATCGACGCCTACCCGGTGGTGACTAGCGCCGTGCTGGTATCGGGCGAGCGCCAGGTGCGCTTCACCGTCACCAATGCCGCCAAAACAGATGGCCGAATCCTCGTGTACGACTACCGCATGGGCCAGTGGTACGAGTGGAAGATCCAGAGCAGCCGGGGGGACACTATGGCGCCCGTTGGTGGCATGCTGGCCAACGGAACCTACTACATCCTCGACCACACCGGGACCGTCCGTTACGAGGACACCACCACCCACTACGACGACTCCAACCGATGGGTGCAGATGATGGTGGAGACTGGCGAGATCCAAGGCTCGGTCTTGCAGTGGATGCACGTCGCCCGGCTCGCGGCCCTCGGAGAGCGCAAGGACGCTCACCAGCTGAATGTGGCCATCTACTACAACGGATCCAGCACCGCCGTCTCCCTTGGCTACAAGACCGACGCTGAGATCCAGTTGCAGAGGGAGCCGGCGGCGCTAGAGCAAATCATCTGGCGACCGCCCACCCAGCAAATGCAGTCGTTCCGGTTCCGTATCTTCGACAGCGCGGACGGGACCCCCACAACCGGGGCCGGGTTCGAGATCCATGCCCTCGCCGTCGAAGTAGCTTTGACGGGCCAACTCCCGCAAGATGGACAGCAGACCAAGCTCTAGGATTGGACCATGACCTACGACCCATACGCAGCCAACGCAGCGGGTGAGCCCACCGACCCGTTCGTGCGCGAGCACGCTGGCAGAGCCGAGGGGTGGGAGGACCGCTACCGCGACAAGTGGGGCATGGGCGGGGACCGCTATGGTGAGCAGTTCGACGCTGTCCACGCCGCTCAACTCAGGCAAGCCGAGGAAATGTATCAGGCCGCTGGCCAGCAGGGCACCTTGCAGGCGGCGCAGATGAGGGGCCAGGGGCTGCAACAAACGCTCGGCGGCCTCGGAGGCGGGGGCCTAGAGGCCCGGCAGGCTCTTATGGGGGCGGGGCAGGCCAGCTGGGGGGCGGGGCAAGAAGGCTCGCGGATAGGGTCCTCGGAGCGCCTTGCGGCGTCGGAGGCGTACATGAGTGCCCAGTCGGACCGAGCCCGCTACGATCAAGCCAACGCCGGGGCCTGGCAACAGCGGTTCAACATTGACCAGCAATTGATGAGGGATGCTGACGCTGCCCACCGAGCCAAGGTAGCCGCCGAGGAAGCCGCCGCGTGGCAGTTGGGAGGGGCAATCTTGGGAGCCGGTTCAGCGGGTCTTGCCAGCGCCGGCGAAGGACCGGGGCACCCGCCACAGGGCAGCTAGAACGGCGGTTATGATGAGCACGGCGGCGGGTACGGCAAGGGCAAATACACGTAGGTGACAAGATGGCTGGGTTATCGGCAGCAAACACGGAAAACAAAAGCGGATACTGGCGCCAATGGGCCGACGCTGGTACAGAGGGATACGACCGTCCTGCGCAGGAGTACGACCAGCGCCTGGCAGCGGCCAGCTCTGCTGAGGAAGCACGAGCCCGCGAACTGTGGCAACGCAACCGCGCCGCGTCCGAAGCACAACTCGCCCAGCAGACGGCGCTCACCCAGCGTGATATCGCAGGCGCGGGAGCCTCTGGAGGTGGACCGTCTATGCTTCGCGCAGCGGCCTACGGGTCGGGGCAGGTGGCCCAGCAGGCATCCACCGAGGGCGCTCTCCAGAAGCAGATGGAAGACCAGGCGATGCGCGAGCAGATGGCTCAAATGTACGGCCGGCGCGGTGAATACGGCATGTGGGGGCAGCAGTTCGCTGCTGACCAGTACGGCGCCTGGGCCGAGCAGGAAGCCTACAACAAAAAGAGAGAAGCGGAAGAAGCCGGCAAGGACCAGAGAGACGCAGCGGCGGCGGTCGGGATGATAGGTGGGATCTTTGGCGGCGGCATAACGGGTGGAACGTGACCTACCCCGAAACACTGCGCGCCAACTTCGGACCGGCCATGGAGGCGGCTGAGTGGGCCGGCGACAGCGCTGCGCTCACGAAGTACTACCAGGACCAGATGGGCCCGAGCGAGGCCCTGACGGACCTCTACAACAGGGAGATGCTCCAGGGGCCCGGCGTCCCCGGGAGGTCGAGGGCGAGCGCCTATGGTCCAGTGAGTTATAATGAGGAGAACCTGGGGCTGGATCGTGCGCTGGCCGCCGCAGCGTCCACGAAGGCCGATCCAGTAGCCCGCTACCTCCGCAATCGCCCAACCATCAACGAGGCTATGGAGGACATCGCGATGCCGAGAAAGGAATCGGTCCGGGCTCTGCGCGGGATGTACGGGACCGCCGACATGCCAGCGCGCAGGACCCACGACTACATCCGAGAGACTAGCCCGTTCGCTGGGCCGGACCAGACCGTCACCGCCGGATACCGAGAACCAAAGCTCACGAAGGCACTCCAGGGCGAGGAGCGTCTCCGCGCCTCCAGGGCCGACTTGAACGAGATGCTGGCCGAAGAGCTGGCCGCGCCGGCTGCGGAGCATCGCGAGGACTGGACCCCAATCAACGACTCTGACCTTAGACCTCACTCAACCGGAAAGGGAACCCGAGTGGACCCAGCGGCGGGCGAGACGATGAGGCAGCAAGCGGCGCGACGCTCCCTCTACGGGGGCCCACCGGCGGTGGTCGACCCGCTCGAGGCAGTCAATTTGACCCCAAGGGGCATGGACGACAGAACGGCCTGGCAGCTGGGTCCGGGGCACAGCGGTGGGGTTATGCCGATGCCCGACCCGCGCTACGAAGCGTGGCAGTCCGACGCCGAGCGGGCCAATCGAGTGCTAGAAGAGACGGCGTACCGTGGTGCCACCGACGTGTACGGCCTCCCAGTGAGCCGCAGGGTCTATGCGGACACGCGGGTACCCTTGCGCGCCGTCGACACCATGGCGGGGCCGGTGGCCAGTATGGGCGAACAGGTAGAACGGGACCTGGAGTGGGAGCGGTTCAACAGGAGATAGGTCATGCCCGACAAATCGCCACTGATCGACGAGATGAAGGAGACGCGCCTCCGAGCTTCTCAGACCTACATCGACCGGGAGAACGCCCAGGCGGCTCGCGACGCAGAAGCACGACGGGTTTCCGCCATGCCTCCTGGCTCCCTTGTCACTCCGGGGTACAAGTCGGGAGTGAATCCCATTGCGGCGACCTTCGGACCCCAGCCGTCCAAGCTGGTGCCACTTCGCTCCGCCTACGGGGAGCTTCTTTCTGACGTGATCGACGTGCCACAGCCCGAGGCGGCCCACGAGGCCATGATTGCCAAGCAGCGACGCGAGCTCCCCAGAGTCGGCGGAGCGACAGGTGGTACGGCTATCCAGAGGATGGGGCCTCCGGCTCAACCCCAAGGCGGAGCTGGCGCTGGCTCTATCCGTCGCCGTGGCGTGCTCCCCCAACACCTCCAGGGCGAGTACGGGCGGGCAGCCGAGCAGGGGCGGTACTACGACCCCAAGAAAGCCGAGCCGTTTATGAGCCGGGCTAGGGAGTCGTTTGCTGCCTGGGACAAAGAGTCCGAGAAGGTAAAGGAAGCGCGGAAGGAGCCGCTGCGGATCAAGGTTATCGACGGGGAGATGAGCCCGGATGATTTCAACAAGGCCATCGACGCCATCGACGCCGAGGTGGATACGGCGACCAACAAGAAGAAGAAGCCGATCCAGGATTTGATCGCTCGCTACCAGACGGACAAGAAGAAGAGCGATGACTTGTACGACACCGCCGTGATGCGCGGCCAAACCAACATCTTGGCGCAAGGGCTTCGAGCCCAGGGCGCCCAAGAAGCGATCTCTGTCATAGAGGAAGCGAAGGTCGCCGAGGTCGCCGACTCCATGGAGGACACCCAGAACAGGGAAGCCAAGGCCCAGGCGCTGCGGGTCAAGGCGCACGCCAACGCCATGGCGGGGCTCCGGGAGAAGAAGGACGCTGCCGACGCTCGAGTGAGGGACTACCGCATCGAGGACAAGCGACCGGTGGGTCAGAGAGTGGCGCATGGCCTACTCATCGCGATGGGCGAGTTCGCCGCTATCATGACGGGCCGAGGAAACACCGCCCTGAAGATCATCGAGGGCCAGATTGACGACCACATCGAAGCCCAGAAGATAGAGTTCGACTCGATGAGGGAGCAAGGCAAAAAGAGCCGCAACGACTTGGCCGCCTACCAGACTGAGTACAAGAGCAACGAGGAGAGTTATCTAGCGCTCAAGCTGGCCTACCTGGACCAGTACAAGACGCAAATGGCCCAGGTCAGAGCCCATACCAAGGGGGCTAGAGCGCTGGCCAACATCGACGACTTCGATAAGCAGATCGACATGGCCTACAAGCAAACCGAGTTCATGTTGTTGGGTCAAGCCGCCAAGAACGAGATGGGTGCGATTGCCGCGCAGGACGCTGCCAGGGCAGCCGCCATGGCCGCCAAAGCAAAGGCGCAATCCAGTAACCCTCCAATGAACCAAGTAATGTCGCAGGTCATCATTCCGTCTTCGATGGCTAACTCGTACATGAAGGAGTTTGGCGGGTATTTGAACACCCCGGGCGAGTCGCGAACACGGGTTGCTGGGATACTGGCGCAAGCGAATACCACCATCCAACTCAACCGAGAGCTCCAGAACCAGATCAGAAAGGGCGGCTCGACGTGGATTCCCTACTCCGAGGGTAGAGCCAAAGTGGAGTCAATGGCAGACTCGCTGTCTGAGTTCAAAAGCGTAGCGCACAAGATGGGTGTGCTTACGGCAGCCGACGAGGACCGGATTACCAAGGCAATAGGTGACGCCAGGGCACCAACAGAGATGAACACCCTCACCCTCGCAAAGTTGGAGGCGTTGGAACAGCTGCATGTGATGATGAAACAGGATCTCGTCAAATACTACGGGATAAGACCCGGAATCCCGCTCCCAGCGGGGAAGAACGAGAAGGGAGAGCTCCAAGACAGGGCCCTGCTTGTGAATCCACCACAAGGGGAGGCAACTGAGAATCTGCGTAAGGCTTTCGAGGTGTCGGGCCAAGAGATCCCACCCGGTCTTGACCAATGGGTGGCCGAACAGTTCGGCGGCAACCCCACTACGGGAGGACCCGGCGAGTAGATGGCCGACGCCCCCCAGCCGGCCGCAGAGGCCACCGTCCCGCTCAAGAGCCCTATCGCCGGGGTTGTTGAGCAGGTTCCCGTCGAGGAGGTTCAGGCCCGCGCCAGGGAGGGCTGGACGGCACCATCCGTAGAGGAGGCCAGAGAGGCGGAGCTGCGAGAGAAGTACGGCGGGGCCGAGTATGCAGCCCTGGCGGCCGGTACCGCGTTCGCGAAGGAGGCCACGTTCGGCGCTTCAGACTGGGCGCTTGGACAAATGGCCCCAGACGCCGCCAAGTCGCTGGGCGAGATCCGCGAGTACCACGACATCCCCTCGACGCTCGGTGGTCTCGGGGGCATGGCAGTGGGGTTCGGTAAGGTCCAGGGGCTGGGGGCCGCTGGCAAGTTCCTGCGCGCTGCGGGCGGCCCGGGCCGGGCAGTGCTCAAAGGTGGGGAAGCGGTCGAGAGACTGGGCGGCGGCGGCATCATCGGCAAGGGCCTAAGGGGCGCCGGTGAAGCTGCAATCTGGGGAGCCGGGGAGGCCATCTCCGAGGACGCCCTGGGCCAGAAGGAGCTGACCAAAGAGAGCTTCGCCATGGACGTGGGGTTCAACGCCCTACTCGGCGGGGGGCTCGGGAGCGCTCTGGGGGCAGCCGGTAAGGCCGCCGGTTGGTCGGGCAAGAAGCTCCAGGCTGCGATGCGCTCCGAGGACGCCGCCGCGGGGCTCCTCGAGACCATGTTCGGGTACGCCGGCAGGGGGGTCGCCAAAGCTGCCGCCCTCACAGGCCGAGAGGGAACCGAGGTCCTCCCCCAAGCGTTCAGCTCCGCTGCCAAGCGCGAGAGCATGACGCACGGCAAACAGCTCATTGCCAAAGAGGTCCCCGATTTCTTCAAGCGCTTCTTCGGGTTCACCGAGCGAAGCAACCTGGCTGGCAACAAGTTCAAGGGGACCGCCAAAGAGTCCGAGATCGCCCACGTGCTGGACGAAGCCCTGTTCCCGAAACAGGTCGACAGCGCCCGGACAGTAGCTGGCAGGTTCCGCACAGAGCTGAACGAGATGCTCTTGGACAAGCACCTCTACTCCCCAACCAAGATCAAAGGGACCAAGGGACTCGAGGCGTCGGTGGAGCACATCGAGGGCGTACTGGCCAGGCTGGACGAGATCACTAAGCCCAACCCGCTGGGGATCGTCACCCCCGTTGGAGTGCCCCGTAAATACAGTCGAGAACTGATGGCCCAGCTCAACACGGCCGTGGACTCCCTCAAGCGAGACGAGGGCAAGTTCACCAAGTTCTACCGGGGCAAATCCCACAAGCTGGGAAACGAGCAGCGGACCTTCGATAAGCTCAAAGGACTCTACGGCTACGCCCGGAAAGAGCTGGAGAACACGGCATCCTGGGGCGACGCCGGGACCCTCTACAAGGTGGTGAACGGGACCTGGACGCCGGCCATTCAGGGAGACGACCTGACCGGTTTCGCTAGGCACTGGCTCAAGCCCCACCAGCCCACCGGCGCCTTCAAGGAGGACGTGTGGCTGCCGACCCTAGATCAGGTCGACACCGTGTTCTCGAACGTGGTCAACCCCAAGGGGGACGCAGCGATCCAGGCGATGCGCGGGCACCTAGAGACCCACGTCGCCCACAACGAGATGATCGCCAAGAGCCTCAAGAACCTGAGCCCGGAGCAGCGCAAGTGGCTCTTGGAGAGCAGGAGCGAGGCCAAGGCGCTGCTCGAGCAGCTAGACACTGTGGCCGAGCACGCCACCTCGGTCAACCAGATGCAACTGCTCGAGGGGGGCTCGGACTCTGCGGGGATGATCGGTGGTTTCATCGGCGGCGGTCTTGCGAGCGGCAACCCGGCGCTTGCGGCGGCAGGGGTTCTAATGGGCCCAGTCCTCAACCCCGCCCGCACCGTGCGCCAGCTGGCCCTCATGGACCGGACGCTGCGCAAGACCCAGGAGGTTCTGGCAGGAGCCGGCGGGCCACTTCGAGCCGCAGCCAAAGCAGCCAGGCCCATAGCAGTTCGGACAGCCTTACAGCTCCGAGAGAACAAGCGCTCCGAGAGAGCCGCTCATGCTGTCACCCAGGCGAAGGGGACCGACATCGCCGCCCTGGTCCGCAGCAACCTGTCCTACATGGCGCAGGGCGCCCCCGACACCGTAGAAGGGGCGGCGGACCATGTGCAGCGCGGCCTGAACTACCTGGCCGAGCACGCCCCCCAACCTCACAGTCGCTACGGGGCCCTGGGCGCCATCGAGATCCCTCCGTCCGAGGCCGAGCTCCAGCGCTTCGAGAGACGTCGCCGAGCCGTCGAGGACCCCCGCACCATCATCAGAGACCTGGCGGACGGGATGGTGTCCTACGAAGCCGTAGACGCCGTCCGTAAGACCGCTCCTGCGTTCTACGAGGCCCTCCAGAAGCAGATTGTTCATGACTTGCAGGGGCTTGGCGAGAAGGGCCTGATGATCCCCTACCTGGACAGCCGCTCTGCCTCCATGATTCTGGGCCACCCCATCGACCCGCTCGATACGCCCGAGGTTGCCCAAATAATTCAAAGAATATACCATGAACCAGATCCCAAACCACTTCCCGGAAGGCGACCGGCTAAGGGTGGTGACAGGGAGCTGGGCGACAACATCAGCCTCACGGCCGACCGAGAACTAGAGGAAGCGTAACATGCCCCCATCTCCCCAAAACTCAAGCACTGGTGTCTGGCGTGTCTTCGCAGCCGCGGGAGCGGTAGGATACCGGCTAGGGACCGACGCCATTGACATGGCCACCACTTGGCCCGGCTACACCAATCAGCGCAGCAAGAACCCCCCTCGGGAGTTCATATTCACGGGCGGGAACCTGAGCGTCATCGACGAGCTTGGAATCACCCAAGTGATCCCCGCGGCACTTGCCGCCGGTGTGCGCCTCCCATGTGGCGTGGTGACCATCAACGCCGCCTCGACCGCGACCCACGTCCTGGTCATGTGGTGACGACATGCCGCTGACAATCCGTACTACGTTTGTCCACACCGCCGACGAGGTGGACCGCACCTGGCCGTCTAAGACCATGTCTGTGGCGCTGGTAGGGACTAACACAGCTGGCGGGACCATGAACACCGCTGTGGCTCCAGCGCTGGTGCCCCTGGGCGCAGCGGTGCTGGGCGGGTGGTGGATGTTTGCCAACCGGTCGGTGGAGGCGGCTGAGATTATTCATCTGTCGGTAGGTGTGGGCGGGGCCGAGAGGTTCGCCACCCTCCTCCCGGGCGAGGAATTCCCCATTCGGTTGGCGGCTGCTCTGCCCGTGGGTCTATTTGCAGCCTCCGCGGTAGGCGTCCCTTTGTTGGAATATTGGGGCTTGGACCCATAATGGGAGTCGGGGCCATAGGGATCGGGATGGGGATGAACTACGGGTTCGGGGGCAGACCCCAGTCGCCCAAGACCATCCTCCCCGACGGTGACACCTCCGTCATCCTGCTGCACGACCTAGACGACCCGCGGTGCACTGTTGACGTGGGCCTGGACCTGGTTTGGAACCAGGCCACGGGCGCAACGGTGCACGCCACGCAGGCCGTTGCCGCGAATCAGCCAGCGCTCGGCGTAGGGGGGCTTGGGGGGCATCGGTATGCGACGTTTGATGGTGCTACCAAGTGGATGAATCTCACAGGCCTGGCGGATGCGTCCCATGACCTTACGTTCTTCGCGGTGCTCACAGACAACGACGCCGCCGGTGGACCGAACGAGCGCCTCCTAATGTCGTGGACCAATTACGGTGGGCTGCAACTCACTAACCCAGTCAATAGTATGGTTGGAGTTATGGAGGACAGTAGCGCCGCTAATCGCATTGTTCCCAAGCTCACAGATCCAACACGCGGCCAGTGTCTCACGTGGCGCATTGACGACTTGGCATCCTATGAGGTCTTCCGAGACGGGAAATTGATCGGTTCAGCTGTGCCAGCCACGACGCAAACCATTACAGGGACTGTGCGTCTCGGTGCGTCGAATTGGGCCGAAACAAACTTCGCCAGTGTTGACCTCTACTACCTAGTAGTAGTCAACCGCGCCTGCACCGATGCCGAAACCGCAGCAATCAACGCGTGGTTGATGGCGCGGTTCAATCTGGTCGTCTCTCCGCTGTCCGTCGCGAACTGCTGCGGCTGGTGGGACCTGGACCACGCAACGCAGGCCGGCGGCATCTTGACGGCACTCACCGACCGCGCCCTCGCTGGCGCCATCAACATCTACGGCTCGCCAACCATCGTCTCGGTGGGCGGACAAGACTTCGTGCTGTTCGACGGCATCAACGATGCGTTGGCCATCGCAGACGCGGCAGCGCTCGACGGGGCGCTGGGCTACAGTCACGTGCTGAAGCACGCCAGCTTTGCAGCCCTACCAGCCAACGTCACACTCGCACAGAAGGGCCGCAGCGCCGTCCACCTCAATGGTGGTATCGGTGGCCACGGCAGCGCCGGGGCGCGATTCACGGCGGTCTGCAACTCTGGCAACGACGCCAACGTGGGGCCGCTGGCAGAGTTCACCAGCCCAGCGGAAACGATCGCAATGGCCATTGAATCGGGAGTGGCCGTCCGACGCATTGACGGCGACGGCACCTACGCCTCGACGGCGACAGCGCAGACCACCACAGTCGGTGCTGGCTCGCTGACCTGGGGCGCACGCGAGACTGGGGCCGGGACCTTCGACGAGTACTCCAACTACGCCGCAAGGGCAGGCGCGTCTTTTGCGAGGCCGATCAATCGCTACGAGCTGGAAGCGGTGCGCTCGATTCTGGAGGCGACATGACCCAGCTTGACGAATACACCTTGAAGCCTGGCGCAACGGTGCGCTCGCTGTACTTCGCCAAGCGGCCCGATGTGAATCTATTCGGCTGCAAGGCGCCCAACGTCAACGCCATCGGCGCCGAGCTACCAAGGGCCAATCTGGCTCAGTCCGACCTGCGCGGAATCCTGCTGTGTCACGCCGACCTACGCGGGACGGACTTCACGGGCGCAGACCTGACGGGCGCCAATCTGCACGGCTCGGACCTGACGGGTGCCACGTGGACTGGAGCCAAGCTCGATGGGGTCGTTTGGGACAACTGCAAGGGCAGGCCCAAACTAGCCGCCGCCGCCGAGCCGTGGGTGCCGGTGCCAGTGGTGCCCGTACCTATTGAGAGGACGAAATGAAGACCTGGCAAGCTGTAACTATCGACCTCGCCGTCATCTTGGCCGCGACCTTCTTGTGCTACTCCAAGCTCATCTCAGGGGACGCCGTGCTGGTGGTCCTCGGAGCGTTCGGCGGCGCCATCGGGGCTCGTCGCACGGCTGCCAAGAACGGCACCGCAATCCCGCCCGGGGTGGTGATGGGCCTCATCACTGGGTTCCCCAGCAACGCCGAGGACAGGTGACCCGGCTCCTACTGATCGCCCTTGTCCTCCTCTTCACCGGCTGTACCCCCCGAGCCCAACAGCTTGCAGTCGCAGGGGTGGAGGAAGCCATGCGGACCAACAACGCCACCGTCGCGGCTCTCACTGGGCTACAGGAGAAGGCCAGGTTCGTGCGCAAAGCCGCTCTGATGGCAGCCGCAAAGACCGCTGGAAGCTACGACGAGGGCAAGAAACTGCTCGACGAGATTGACGCCGCCTACCAGCCAGTGTTTGACGCCTTCCGTGAAGCTGAGCGTATCAGTGAAGCCCTGGCGGTTGGGCTCGAGATAGCCAGGGCCGACGTCAAGCGCGGGGAGATCCCGAACATGGTGGACCTGTTCACACTGGCCATGATGCTTCAGGGTAGTTACTCCAAGCTGGCCGCGAGGTTGAGCGAGGCGCTATGAGCAGCAGTGCAGCAAGTATGATCGGCGCCATCATGGGCGCAGCCGCTGATGTGATCGCCCGCATCGTGGAGCTGGTGGCCAACGGGCAGGTCGACGTTGCAAAGGGTGTGGTCGACCGTTTCGTAGCCACCACCAAGACCCAGCTGGCCAACGACCGCAGCGAGGCCGACGACGAGCTACGGCGACGCTTCCCAGGTTCGTCCCCGCCGGGGTAGCATGGGGACATGAGCGTTTTCGTTTCCAAGCTCGAGCACCTACACATCCACCAGGTCGGATGGGCCGAGCTTCCAGGGGGCGTCAGGATCTCAAAGCTCCCCGTCTTCGACCGCGGCGAGGAAATGTTCGCTCGTCTGGGCCATGGGCCGTCTGGGGGATGGCTGCGGGACAACGGTATGGACGACGCCTCGGTGGCCGAGCTCGAGCAGCTCCACGCCCTGGCGCTGCACATCGAGCCCTACACGCTGCCCACTGGTAAAATGCTGGTGGACGCTGGCGTCCCGAAGCCGTGGGTCGATTACGAGGGCCACGACACCCCCGCGATGGCTGCCTACCGGGCGGAGCACATGTGTACCCTGGCATGGTGCCGGCTGCACGACGCCGAGGTGTTCGCCCGTCTCGCGGCGGCCGGCTGGACGGTGTCCCCGATAGCGAACGCCGGCAAGCACTGGGTCAAAGGAGGGCGCATCTTCGGATGGTGGCGTGTGGGGAAGAGGATGATCCAGACCCCGAGCGACTTCCACCGACACAACCCCGAGTACGTAGACTACGGGACCACCTTCCACGCTGTTCTGCGCCCCGGTGCCGACCGCGGGCCCGACACTATCCCCAGCGCGGCCCCATGCTGGCATGATGGTGTCGAGCTCGCGGACCTGACGCTGGGCCAGCGCTGCTGCCTCTGGCTCGGCTACCAGTTCGGGCTGGTGCCGCGCGAGATCCCCGGTGCCCAGCACAATCCGATCATCCTGAGCTACAGTGAGCACTGCCGGCGCGGCGGGCGCCTGCTCGGCGTTCGCGCAGACGGAGCACCACGATGGGATGGCGGCGCGCCGCTGGCTCTGCGCACCGATGACAGCGATTCGCCATGGTGCGCGGCTCTGGCTTCGGCAACCCTGTACAATGCGTCGCTGCCTGGGGACATTATGCCCCACGGCCTCCGAGTCTCGGTCCGCGAGCTGGCCGAGGACGCTCGCGTCGAGGGGACGCTACGTCCGGTCAGCTGGACGCCGAGCCCGGGCTCGCTGGCCATCCTGGGGCGCGCCGGGCACAACCCGCTGAAGGGCGGACCGGGGCATGTGCGCTGCGTCATCCAGCTCGACGGCGACCGCTACCTGGGCCTGGGCGGCAACGAGGACGACACGATCAGCTGCGGGTGGCATCCTCGGGCGGCGGTGCTGGCTTGGGTGGAGAGGTAGCCTTGCGATACTGGGCGAGGCGAGCAGCGAGCGGGGCATCGTCGCGCTTCCGCCACGGGTGCAGGAGTGCATCGCTCAACTCTACCGCATCTCGCTGGGCCAGGTCGCGCGCATCCATGGCCTTTCGGTGGGCTGTCACCAGCCTTGCCCACGCGGCCGACTCCTCCTCGTCGCGATGCGGCACCAGCTCCCGCAGCCGCTCCACCTCCGCGCGCGCCTCAGCCAACTTCGTGGCCAGCTCGTCGTTCTGCCGGCGGGTGGCGTCGCGTTCTTCTTCGGCCTTGGCTGCTCGCGCACCTAGCTCGCGGTAGCCGTCGAGGAGGGCGAGCCATTCTGAGGTGTAGCTGTGTATCGCGGCGATGTCGGTGCCGCACAGAATGGGGTATTTCGGGTCAGTCATCACCAGCCTCCCGTCATACACACAACCCGAATCATCCTGTCGCAGCATTGGCGTTCGCTCATGACATCCTCCCGGTGTACCCGAACGCCTCTAGCAGCCAGTCCAACTCGGCACGCCGCCCGCACTCCCCGCGGATGTACATCGTGTGAAGCTTGCCCGCCGCAATCTTGGCCGTGTGTAGCTTGTCAAGCACCTCCAGATGTTCCTTCTTCGCTTCAGCATGAGCCGCCCTCTCGGCGTCGAGGATGTCGGAAGCCTCGTTCATTACAGCCGCAGCGGCCTCGGCGGCCAACTCCTCTATCTCGCGTATCATCAGCGGCGGCTCAAGCACATCGGTTGATCCCCACGTGACCGACTCGCCGTTGCCGAAACAGCGCATCCATTTGATGCGGTTGCGCACTGCGCCAAGCCACGTCCCACCACGTCGCATCAACTCAAGAGCGGTGACCTGCTCGCTCTGGTCGCTCATGGCTTCGGCTCCTTCAGCACGGCGACCGCGGCGCCCAGCTCGCGCGAGTATTCAGTCAGCGCAAAGGCAACGTCACTGCCGTGCGGTCGCGCACACGCCTCACGACGCATCTCCTTGCGTATGCGAGCCACTTCCTGTAACGCCGTTTCCAGCGCGGCGATGCGGGCGGCTTGCTCCGGGTACGCGTTGCAGGCATGGACGATCTTGTTTGCCAGTGCTTCTGCCGCGTCATCCTCGCTGGAGTCGAGCTGCATGATGGCGATGTCGCGCGGGCCGTGTGTCGGTAAGTTGTACTGCTGGATGAACAGCAGCGGGTCGCCTTGCTCATCCTCGCCCCAGTACCAACGCAATTTGCTACCCATCCCCGCCCCCTTCCGATGCGGCCAGCACTTCCAACGCTCGCAGCACGACCCGTGCCCTGATCCGAAACGACTCTTTCCCGAGGACCAGCCGCCAGTGCCGATTGATCTCAGTAGCGGTGTGCATAGCGTAACCCCGCGTCGCCTGCGTCGCTGCCAGCGCCTTGGCCATACGGGTGACCTCACGCCCGCTCACGACCCCTCCTCGGCCAGCCGACGAAGGGCTGGGGTGAGGGCGT